ATTCGTCTCGCGTCTCATTTGCGGTACTCCACCCGTATAACTTCGCGCTTCTTCTTCTTACCCTTCTTAGGGCTGTCCCAACCCGAAGTCTTCCAACTCGACGAAAGACGCTTTGGCGGCGGTCCGTAAGACCACGCATATCTGTTAGCCACGCTTGACCCCCTTCCGTATCGGAATGGCGATTATGCCGTCATTCTCGTGTTCATTGTCGTATTCCGCATATTCATCGTTGCCAACGCTCGTCTCGTCCAACTGCAAGAACGAAAGTTCGCTCCGCATTCTCTCCAAGGACGCATGGGCGTATCTCGCATCGTCAACGCAACCAATCACGGGAGACTTGAAGTAAAGCATTATGTCCGAGTTCCATACGCTCCAAGGCTCTGTCAAGTCAACGCGCATCGCGTCGTATCCGCAGTAATACGGACGGAACTTCTTTGGTATCATGTTCTCGACAATCGCACGAACCTCGCGCTCCGTAAGCGCGACGCTTCCGAACGAATCACGCGCAACCCTGCGCCCCTTCGCCCTCTTCTTCGCTTTGCCTTTCATGCACTTCCTTTCTGTCATTGTCTGAACCTATCATCCATCTGACAAAGAGAAGTATATCATAATATCACCTCTACCGTCAAGGGGTCTGTTTCAGCCTTTCCAATGCGGCTATGTCGTCCCATATCTTGATTAGCGCAAGGCGGTAGAGTTTCGCCCGTTCCTCAAGGAACAGACCACGGCGATAAGGCTCTGCCTTGTCGTTGCCGCGAATCACGGTCAGCATTTCTGGCGTGATGTATGTATCGCTCTTGTATTGAGTTGGGAACTCCAACTTCGTGCCGTATCCGCCCCATTGGTTTACTACCTTTACCCGCTCCTTATCCACGATGCTTCCGTTCTCGTCGTTGTAGAAAAGAAAGTCGAACTCGCGCTTGAAATTCGCGTGGTTCTTCTCGCAGAACTCCTTAAGCCGCTCGTTCGCGAAAGACTTTGGCAGAACATAGGTCATTCTGCAAATGCGTATGTCGTCGTGGAAATGCGCCTTCTTGAAGTCAGCCATGAAGTCAGCCCACGACCGCTTGATTTCGTATTCGTGGACGCGGTTCATGTTGTTTATGGCGATTAGGTCGCATTCGATGTCCTTGAAGAACCCCCACGCGACATTCGGTATGCAGATGTACTCTCGGACACCCAGCATGTGCCGTATGCCGAACTGTATCTTGAAAACACTCGCGACTTCGCCCATCGTCACTCCTCCGCACCGCCTCGGTTGTCGCTCTGCGTCTCGCGGTATTTGCTCTTGTACTTGTGCATGAGAATCGTGCGCTTCTCGCGTGACTTCATGAGACGCAGTATCAGTTCCTTAGCGGCAAGCATCACCTCAGCCGTCTTAGGCTCGTATATCTTCGCGTAGAAGTCAAGGGAACTCAGCAATCCGACGATTTCGCCGTTCACAATGTCCGTCTGCGTCAAGTGCGTGTTCATGACGTATATGGAACTGTCGTGCGTCGTCTCCGCCTTCAGAAGCATTTCCTCAAGGTTGTTTGCTAGACCCTGCGAGTTGCCGACATCCGAACGGCGCAACGTCTTGACGATTTCGTTTGCGAACGTGTTGCCGACCTTCACGAAATACTTTGCGTTGCTCATTTCGCGATTCCCCCCGTTGTGATTGTAAGCGTGTGTTCCTTGCTGAACTTCTGCATGGATTCAAGCAAGTTTTCAACTACTGCGCGGCAGTCATCCTTCTTCACCGCCTCAAGCAATTCGTTGTAAACGGTATGGTTGACGAATTTCGCCCACTCAAAGAGTTTCCGTCTCGCTTCGTCGCGCTCCTTCTTGACTTCGTTGGCCGCATTGACGGCGTTCTCGCAATCCGCCTTGTATTCTGACGCGCTGTTAAGCGCGTTCGCTTCCGATTCGCGGAGGCGGTTGCACTCGTTGCGGACGGATTCGTATTCCTTCATGGTCTCATTGAAGGTTTCGTCCAACTTGTCAATTCGGCTGTGCAAAAGTTCAACCGTTTCGCGGCTTCCCTTCAACTCTTCCGCAAGTCCAGCAAAAACAGCCAATTCTTCGTTTGTCATCATTGCCTTTTATCCTTTCACGTAATACACATCGCATTCGGGCGCGAGACCGTTCTTGCGCAACATCTTGAACACGCGGTCGCACGGAAACGACTTTGGGTGAGACTTGTCGTCTCCGTCGTAGTCGCACACGCCGCTCTTGAACAACGCGCACTTCTTCGTGGCGCAACCCTTGCCGCGCACTACCTTGTAGCGTATTCCTTTCAGCGTAATCGCAACATTGTCACAAGTCGCCATTCTTCTTCTCCTTTGCAAGTTTGATAATCGCACTACCCAAGTCGTACAGCCAACTGATGAATGCGAACGACAGCACAACAAGCGTCACCGCGCCTACAATAGCAAGGAATCCAATCAGATAGTTCATTTCGCCTTGTCCTTCCTTGAAAGTGAAATGCCGCACAGAATAGCACCTACAAGACACCACGCCGCCAAGCACAGATGGTCTGTCTTTATGCAGTAGCACATTGCCGCAAGGAACGCGACACGGCTCAGTAGGTTCACGAACAAGCACATAAGAACGTTCATTTGTCACCCTTTCCGATTGTCTTTTCCCATACCAACTCCCAACCATTCTCCTTGCTTCCGAAGAAAACGGCTCTGTCAAATGGCTTCTCGTGAATCATCGCGTTAGCCATTGCTATAGCGACATCCTTCATTATGAAAGCGTCGCCATGAGCGAAACGATACTTGCTTCCGCCTTTGAATCGGAACGCAACTCTGTACTTGCCCATCTCGTTCCCACTAACCTCATTCTCTTTCTTAATAATGCCGTTCATAATATCCTGCGCCTTGCGGACGGCATCGAACGACGCATGGTACATTTCGTCCATGTTCAACCATTTTGCTGGAGCGGCATGAAACTCCATTATCGGCTTCAACGCCTCTTTGAGTTTCGCGTTCTCGTCAAACAGTTTCCGCTGTTCGCACAGTTCCATTCCACGGAACGCACATTCCTTACAGTCGCACTTCATTTCTCGTTCTCCTTCATGATTGATTGCGCCTTGCGAAAAGCGTCAATTAGTTGTCGGGCTTGGCTCTTGCTCATAGCACCAACGACGAAATCACACGCCATTATGGGAGCAAGGGCTGACTTCATTACATTGTTCTCACGCGACAACTTTTCAACCGCCGCGTCGTGGACTGCCGAAAGTATCTCGTATGTGACCTTGCCAGCCTTCTCGACGAACGCATCCTCCTCGCGCTTACGCGCCGCCTCAATGCGGTTCAGCAACACGTTTATGCGGTGTCCCACGCGATAACTCGACAGGAGAGAATCGCCGTCCACAATGCGGTCGTCCGCGTATGTTCGGTATTCCTTCACGATGTCGTCTAACTTCTCGTTCTCGTCAAATTCGGAACGCCCTTCACCTTCCAAACTCATGCGCCACCTCCCTTTTTCCTTTCCTCCTCGAAGTTCACATTCGCCACTCCGTGCAAATGCTTCAACTCGCTGATTACGCTTTGGTCAAGATTCGCCTTGATAGCCCAATGGGTCGCGGCTGACAACTGCGTGACGACATTGCTCAACGCAAACTCCCTGTCCGTCATTTCGCACTCCCATTCTTCGGACTTTCAGAACCGAGCAATTCCTCGGATTCCATGAGCAAGAGTTTCCATTTCACCTCTACGCACTTCATGCTGTCACCTATCCCTTCTGTCGTCCAACACGTCACCGAACGAAAGCAACACGTCGTCAAAGCACATGCCCCAGACGAACACGATGTCACGAACGTGAATGTCAGAACGCGGTATCAGCACCAACAGCAACGCAATCGGAGTTGACGCGACGACACACATGAATATGAACACGCTGTAAAGAAGATACGCAACGTTCTTCATTTTTTCAGTCCCCCGTTAGAGTAAGGTCGCTGTCGGGCTTCTCGTAATGAGCCATCTGACACAGCAAGAGCAACTTGAACAGCGCGGAACGCGCATTGCCTTCCGTCGGCTTCCAATAGTCCGCGTCGGGTTCGCCGTGCAGTTTCTCGGTAGCGTCACGCAGAAGGTCTATCACTTCCGCGATTGGCTTTCCGTAGAGGGAGCGGATTCCGCCCTTGTTGTTGGCGAACATCTGTCCGAACGGCGTTGTGTCTGTCTTTTCGGGTGTAGGAAACACCTGATAGAAGAACTTTGCGTAGTTGTAGGTTATGCTGATTTCGCAATACTCCGTGCCACCCACGCAGTATGTTCCTCCCCGTATGCCGTGCTTCTCGCGCAACATGACGGTCTCATTCGTCTTTCTGTCAATTACCTTAATAGAATATCCCATATATTCCTATCTCCATTTGACGGTGAACAGTATATCATATTGTCGCATCTACCGTCAAGTGCCTTCGTTTCTTGCGCTTGCTCGGTATGACGACATCGCATTTCATGAGCGGGACAAACCCTATCTCAACTGACTTGTCGTAGAACCACTTTCCGCCACGCTTCGTGAACAGCGACGGATACGACTTCTTCATGTGGTTGAAGGAATGCCTCGTAATGTACAACTTCACGATTCTCCCCTTCCCGCCACGAACTCCAACTCCCTTGCGCACCTTGCGGCGATTCTCTCCTTGCGTCCGCCCTTTCTGCAAGCGTCGAAAGTGTCGTGAAGCGTCTTGGCTATGCGCAACACCTCCATTCTCTCTCCCACGCTCACGGATTCAACCTCCTTACCTTTCCAGACTTTCCGATTCCGAACTTCTCGGCTTCCTCCTTCGCCACGGAAGTAATGCGGTTGCAGAACGACTTCAAGAATCGGCTGTACCTACGCGCCTTGTCGCACGGCATATAGCAGAACGAATCGCGGTCTCCGATATGGTGCATTATCACGACGCTTGAACCGTCATCTCCGCTTTTGCGGTAGAAAACTATCCCTATCTCGCCAATGACCTCATTCGCCTTTATCGGAGTCCACGAATACGGCGCATACTTGACTTCACAGTTCTTCACGTTCGCCTCCTTTCTTCTCAACAAGTTCCTTCGAGAGAATGTCCGCAACATCGTTCTCGGACAACGCCATCGTCCGCCAATGTGCGATTTCTGACTCCTTGCGCAGAATCTCGCCTTGTAGCAAGTTGTTCTTTGCCGTAAGCGCGGCGACCTTCTCGCGCAGTTCTTCAAGTTCCGTTTTCACCTTGTCACCCCTTTCTTTCTCGTCAACGCCTCCATTGATTATGTCAAGGTGTGGAATCGGGTCTTTCAACCTTCTCTGGTATTCCGAACGGATAATCTCAACGCAATCGCAAGAAAAGGCGGACAGCATTATTCCGTTGAATCTGAAATTCACACAGCAACCCGTTTTCTTCGCAAGGGATATGGCTTCCTCCGCCGCGTCTGTTATGTGACTTCCAGCGGACACTTCAACAAGCAGATTTAGCATTACATTCCTCCTTTTGATTTTTCTGTCTTTTTGTAAATCTTCGTAGCATTCCAACGGCACACGCCGCTTGATTTAGGCTCACCGAGTTCGCACAACGCGACATTGCTGAGTTTGTTCATTTTTCTAATGCAAATGCGGTAAAGGTCGCATGGAAGATACGCTTTCCAATCGCCGTCGTAGTCGCGCTCGACTTTCATCTTCGTCGCAATAGAAAACACAAGACAGTCGTTCGCGCCATAGAGACAGTAGCCATCTCCAATCTTGAACAGCAGAACCGTATTGTCGGGAACGGTCTGCCTCAACCGTTCCAATTCTCTTTTCAGAACTTCAGTCATTTCGTCTGCGCTCCTTTCCCCTTTACGCCGCCTTCGCCTTGGACTTGACCAACGCCATCATCGGGCAATGCTTCTCGACGAACGCCAACACCGCTTCGCGCTTGCACTTGTTGCGGTGATACCGAATGCCCGAATAGGGGTTGTGGTTTCGGTAGAACTGCGACGAACAAACCCAACCGCCGCGATAGTTGACAGTCATGCAAGAAGGAACGGCCGCCTTCGCGTCCTTCGCCTTCCTTTCGGCGTTCGCGTAGCAGTCGCGCCGCCACTCCTCGGCGTATCCGACATGGTGTCCCTTGCGCTTCATTTCTTCGATGCTCGTAAGGCATTTCAGAATGGATACGGGGCATTCGCGGTCGAACGGACCGCCCGTCTCGTCCATGTACTTATAGCCGAAGTTCCAACCGTGCTTGCTGTCGCTACTCGTCAGCAACACCAACGCACCGACTACATCAAGTTCGCCGTTCTTGGTGAACTCGACCGCACCGTACCACACGCGACCGACCATCGCGCTCTTGAGGACGCGGTTCTTGAAATGCGTCACCGTGCCGTCAGCGTTCTTCTTGTCGTATTCGCCCGTGCATATCTTGTCACACTCGGCCTTGCGGTCTACCGCGCCGCGCTTCGTGTAGCAATGCGAATTGTAATACAGCCAACCCATTTTCAACCACCTTTCTCTTGTCTTTCTGCAATCGGGTCTCGGCACTCGCCTATCTCCCTCTTACGCCACATATTATAGCAAATATCGCCTCTACCTGTCAACGGGGTATTTTCGCTTTTTTTTCAATACCCGTTGCCTTCAAGATACGCATTCACCTCTTCAAGTCCAGCCCATTCGGAATCCTCGTATGCGTTGGTCTTCTTGTCGTCGTCCATCACAACGCCGACGGAAATGTTAGCCTTTGCGTATACAGCCTGAATGCGCCGAATCGCAATCTTCGCCAAGGGATGAAGCGAACGGTTCCTCTTCTCGAACCGAACGACATCGTACCCTCCGCATTCGCTGACCTTGTGGACTATGTGATAGGTCAGTCCAGCCGTGCAGAAAATCATCTTGTAGCGTTCCGCCGCAAGACCGACGTTCATCAACAGCCACTCGATAGCGTAAATCACCTTGCCGTAAAGTTCCATGACACCAACCCCAATCAGAATCAACGGCAGAAGCCAGACCGAACCACCTTGTTGTCCGCGTAGATGCGGAAGTGGAATCCGTATTCCGTAGTCCTTGCGAACCGCTCCGCCTCGGCAATCGTGTCGAACGGCAACGGCTGGCAAATGCGACCGAACCTCGTGTTGACGACCAACTCGCAAGCCTTGCCCTTCATTTCGCACCTCCGTTCTTCTTTCCGTTGTAATAGGAAATCTTCAAGTCGCTGATGTACCTTCGCGCCTGCTTTTCGTATCCGATTGTCCGCGCACCGTCCAACTCGCTTTCAAGGCGACGCTCCAAATGCGCGTTCGTGTTCTTGAGAAACGCCAACACCACGGCGCGGATTCGCGGCTTTATCGCGTTCTCGAACATTTCGCGACGCTCCTTCGCCAACGCCTTTCCGCTCAGACGCTTGAACGCCCAACTTCCCTTATCGCTCATTCTTTCATTCTCTCTTTCTGCCGTTCCAAGGGCTTCGGTTCACCGCGAACCTCTCCAACCCTTCCGACAGAGAACAGTATAGCAAATAATCGCCTCTACCGTCAAGGGGGTTTTTTCGCCAATTCCAGAGACAGCAAAACCGTGACGCTCACGCGCCACGGTCTCGCATGTTTTCGGTCACGCCAACCTTCCGCCCGTTCAGAACACCCCAACGGAAGGCTGACGCTCCCAAAATCGCTATTCGTTCGGCGTCTCTTCCTCCCCTTCGCCCTTCGGCTTGCCCTCTTCCTCGCCGCCGCCTTCGCCTCCGTTGTCTCCGCCGCCTTCAAGCACCTTCTGCGCTTCCGCGACAGCCTCCTCGGTCAGACGCTCCTCTTCCGACACGTTCTGCGGCATTGCTCCGCCGTTCGCGGGGTCTTGTAGCATGGACTGCCCCTGTTTTATCTGACCGTCCAACTGAACCAACTCGGACTGCTTGCGCTTCTCAAGCGTTTCGGGCAATTCCTTCGACAGACCCGAAAACACGCCGTCTCGCCTCTTGCGCAACACGTCACGCGCCTCCTCAATCGTAATCACGTTCGCAGTAAGGTATGTCGATATCGTGGACGCAAGCGACGATTCCTCCTGCACTATCTCGCTCCGCTTCGGCGTGTCAAGCGGATTGAACTTCACGGTGACATCTATGACCTTGCCGTACATAGACATCGTAAGGCACTTGAAGTACATTCCGATGAGCGGCTTGTAGTCGTGTTCCTGAATCTCGCCAAGCAACTCGTGGTAGTCAGCCATCTCGTAGTCGCCCGTGCTTTGCAGACCCGTCGGGACGTTCTTGAGCAACTTCGTCACGGGCATACCCGCAATCGCCGCCGCCAACTGGTACATGCTCATTCCCGTCTGCGCCACTCCCTCAAGGGACGTGTCAATCTGCGTGACCTGCGTGTTGGGGTTCTTGAAGAATATGCTGAAGTTGTCGCGGAAGTAGTTTAGCGATTCCATCGTCTTCTTGGCAACCGTGTCGTCGGACAGCATAGCCTGCACGTTCGCGTCGGCAACCAACAGCCGCTTTGTCATGACAAGCATCGGTGCTTCGTTCGCGCACTTGTCCGCGCAGTACATGCGCTCGTAAATCATCTGCGTCAGCGAAAGACCGCCGAAGTAGTAGGTGGGCTTCTTCAAGTCAGACACGGGAACGTGAACAGACTTAACGACCCACGACTTGTGAATCTTCGCGCCACCAGCCACGCGATACCACTCAGGCTCGTAGAAACTCATTGACAGCGGGTTGTTCGCGTCGTTCTCCTTGAACTCGTAAGCCATCCAAATCGGCTCAATGACCTTCATGCCGATGAACGAATCCTTATGTATGCCGTCGGGGTTGAACGGCTTGGAGTAGTCGTGGTTCTCCTCGTCCTTGAACATGGGAACGGCATAGGCAACGCCGAACTCGCGCTTCTGGAAACAGAACTTGCGGCACACATCCGCCAATCTGTGTTCGCCGTCCGCCTTCTTGAGAAGTTCCTTGACGACTTCCGCGTTCTTCTCATCCTTGGCTTCGTCCTTCGCCGCGCCGCCATTTCCAACGTCGTCGCTGTCTACGTCTATCGTGTAGCCCTTGGCTATCGCGTCCTTCGCGGGAATGTCGAGCGTTCCGCAGATGATTTCGTGCGTCGCAAGGTGCGCCATCGCGGGGTAGCCTATCCAAATTCGGCTCTCGTAGTATTCGAGAACCTTTGAATCCATTCCCCACCTCGTCAGCGGATTGAAGTATTCAGCCTGCTCGTTCCGATACTGCTCACGCGCCTCGCTCTCGGCGGAGTCCGTCGCGACCGTACCCTTCGGCGCGTTCGCTCCGCCTTCCTTGCCGCCTTCCGCCTTCGGCTTGCTGATGCAGACACCCTTGATGCCGCCAATGCCCTGTCGCGGGAATATGCGCTTCAACGCCTCCTGCTCGTTGAACTCCTTGTGCAGTCCGCCCTTGCCGTTCAATGCGCGGTTCTCGGCAATGCGCTCCAAAGTGCTTTTCTTGCGCTTCTTGGGAACGTCAATGTCCGTAAGGGGGGTCTTGCCTCCCTTCTTGCTTCCACCGAAAAGTTTTCCAAACATAGTATTACACCTAAACCCTTTCCAAAAATAGCCAAATGGTCAAATCACGAACAGAAGAACAGATTGAAGTTCTTGGTAGGCTCTATGCCTTGCTCGAACTCAGCGAACTCGCGTGGGAAGTGTCCCATGTCAAGACAGCGCATTTCATTAGACAACTCCCACGCCATTACCGAGGCAAGAGGTCCGCAACAGAGGCAGACGACCTTGTTGCCGCCACCGTTCGCGATTCGCAACTCTCTCCTTATGTCGTCCCTACATTGCAATGCGTCTCGGCTCGGAACTCGCAACACATCAACGCTCCTTGCGTGTCTCAGAAACTGCATGTTCTCTCCGCACGAAAGCATGTCGTCTCCAGTCACGAGGATTACATCCTTTCCATTGAACAACTGCACGATATGCCAATAATACGCAAACCAGAACCCGTTCGGCATGTCGTAGTGGTGACGCGCAACAGTCAGAGTCGCGTCGCCATACGCTTCAAGTCGCGCATTATCAAGATGCTTCTCCTTCAACACGCGCTCGGAATACATTGGCAACCAATCCAAAACCTCCTTGATTACTGTAGGCGCATTGTAGAAATGAGGCAACGACAACCCTACCATGCAATGCCTTCTTTCCTCGGACAACATACGCGACACGATTTCAGCGAAACCTTCGCAACCCTTCTCGTATACGCAACCAGCGTTTCCGCCCATAAGCGTCAGTTCGCCGTCTCCAATCCTCGCGAAACTCAATCTGTCGTCGTCGCAAAGCCTTGTCAACGTGGCGACAATGGATAGGATGCGCGGAACTCGCATTTCTCCGTAAACCTCGCGCTTTTCACCGATTAGACTGCTTTCGTATTGTTCAAGCATATCAGAACAGACCTCCGTGAATCATGTCGTTTTCACACCCATACCTCGCGCTGTCGATGCTGTGGTTCTCCTTGTCTGGGTAGCGAGATATGAAGTTTCCGCTCTTGTCCTTCTCCAACTCGTACCTCTTGAACTCTCGGTATGTGTTGGGACACCTTTCGCTGTCTATCTTGATGAACCAAAGCGACGACAGCCACTTTATGCCGTATTCTATGGAATCAGGACCCTTCTTCGCGCCCAAGGCGTTCACGCCGTATCCGTTCAGTTCCGCTATGGACTTAGGTTCTGCCGAGTCGCACATGACCCAATCGTGAGACCGCACCTTCGAGAGAATCTTCTTCGCCAACTTCTCGTTTGTAAGTCCGCGCTCGTAAATCTCGTCAAAGAACCACAACACGCGCCTCGTGGAATCGTAGTGCATGAAGGTACACGCGCAAGGGTCTATCGCGAAACCGAAGTCACATCCGTAGCGCAACTTGTCGAACCGCGCTATCTCCTCGTCGGTAATGCGAACGTCAAGGACATTCGGGAAGATAGAACCGCCGTTGCCAGTCACCTCGCCAAGATACTCGTGTCGGTAGGCGAGATAGTTCTGCTTCTTGAGGTTTTCGGCTTCAATGAAGAAATCCTCGCCCAACCACTTCTTAGGAACTGACAGATAGTCTGACTTGTAGAGTTTGCGACCCTCCACGACGCGCTCCGCCTCCTCGTTCACCCAATGCGATGAGGTCATCGGCGGGTTGTACGAGTAGATTGACTGCATTTTCTTACCGCCGCGCAGAATCGACTGACGGACAGAGCGCACCTCTTCCATTCCGTCGAACTCCGCCCATTCCTCAAGCCAAAGATAGCGGAAGTAGCCCTTTGGAGGCTTGATTGACTTTGACTTGAGCGGGTCGTCCAAGCCACGGAACATGATAACCTGGTCTGATTCCTCGTTTACGATTGAGAGCGGTGACTTCTTGAACTTCCAATGGTTCATTATTGTCTCGCCCATGTAGTCGCCCATCGTCTGCGCGAACTGGTTGTATACGGAATCCGCAAGCGTTGCGGCTACCTTTCTGTATACGATTGCGTTGGTCAGGTAGCGATACCACTTCGGGTCGGGTCTGTCGCGGTCTGGACCTATTCCGAATCCGTTCCGTCCCAACTTGCGGTCTTCCGCCTCCTGCCAGTCGCGCTCCAACGCAAGGACTATCGCCGCCGCCGCGAACGACGACTTCGTGCTGTTGTGGTTGAGGAATCCGTTTGCGAAGTAGTTGTGAATGCCGACAACATCGAGGTCGTAGTATCGGTCTCTCTTTGCGAACACGACGGACGATATACGTGCGCACCGAGCGTATCCGCTGAGACCGAGCATGACGACGCACTCGCCAAGGCAGAGTTGGGATGTCATCTTCCACTTGCCATCCGCCGTGTAGAATCTGTGTTGGTCCGTCGCGAGGATTGTGTGTCCGTTGTCCGTCGTAACGGCGTATAGGTCTTCAACCGTCCAAACCGTGGGTGCTTTCGCCTTCCCAACGGTCACTTCCTTTCCGTCCCAGCAAAGAACGTCGCCTCCACGGAAGTCACGCATCCGAACGCTTCCAGTCGGCGTTTCAACGAGCGTGTCTCCGTCCACGCAACCGCGCCCACCCGCAAGAATCATCTCGCGTAGGACATGCTGTTTCCCGTCGGGCGTTGTGTAAGACCCAGTAATCCAATCGTCCCACGCCTCAAAGAACGCGGGTGCGAAGAAGGCGCATTCGTTTATGTCCCGCGAAAGGTCGTCCGTTTCGTCGGATTCGTCGAAGTCTCGTCCTGTGGATAGGTCTATCATGTGTCGAACTGCAACTTGCTACCTTGCGTAGCCTTGAACGCCCTTTCCAATACGCGAATCGTGCGCCGAACGTGCGCATCAACGCGCCTTCGGCTTTCGCGCCGCTCATCTTCGGTCATAGTTCTCGTGTCGGTCGGTTTCATCATGAGACTATTCCGAGTTCCCCCTGCACCTTGCCGTCGCTTTCGTCAAGTCGCGTAAGGGCAATCTTGCCCGTGTAGCCACGTGCTATATGACACATTCCGAGTTGGAGACCCGTTGTCGGCCAAGTGCCATCCTTCGGCGTGTTGCAACGGCACAACTCCACCATTCCGAACCCCGCGCCTTCCATGTCGTTCAGACGCGCCCTCGTGAAGCAATGACCGAGCGTGACGAGAAAGTAAACGTGGTCGGCAATCTCATAACTGTGCAAGAGGAACTTGCGCATGAGAGACCACGGAGGATTCGTCATTATGTAGTCAACCTTTTCGCCGTATGCGAAGAAATCGCGTCCTTCGGCAATCTCGCACCAATCCTTCTCGCCCTTGAATGCGTCGTAGAACGCGCCTCCTCCACGGGCGGGGTCGAGACCCTTGCCTTGCGGATTGAAATGTTCCACGAACAGCCGCGCCAACCGTGGCGGCGTGTAGACTACATCGTTTGACTTGAAACCCTTTTCGGGCATGAACTTCATTGTCTTTCCCCCTTGAAAGTCTTTCCGGCGTTCCAATGTTGCGCCGCCAAATCGCCGCTAATGCGCGGATAGGTCCGCCGTCCGCAATGACGGCACTTGTAGTAGACGAAACATCCGAAGTCGCTTTGAATGTGCGGGTGTTCTCCGCAACACGGGCATACCTTCGTTATCTCTCGCGCTTTCTTCATACGGGCTGTTGGTCTTGCGTCTCGTCGTCGGGCATACCCGCCTTCGCTTCCTTCGTCGCCTCGGCAACCATCTTCTTCGCCGCCTCAATGCGTTCCTTGCCAATCGTTCCGATGACGATGCGCGGAGCGGTGTCCTTCACCTTCGCGTCAATCTCCTGGTGCTGACCGTAGCCACGGTTGCGTCCCATGCGGTCAAGGAAGAAGAATATCGCGTTGAGGTTGTTCTGCGCGATGTTGAACATCAACTTTGATTCGGCAATGTCAAGCCTTCCTTCGTTCGCACGGAACTTCGCCTCCGCAAGCAAAGGTGTCTTGTTGATGAATGTCAGAAGGCTTGAATAGTTGCAGTCGAGATAATCGGCAATGCCTATGAGCGACTTGTAGGACTGCAAGCCGTCGAGAATGAACGGTATGTCCTTCTCGGACAGTTTGTGCGAGAACTTCGTGTGATAGACGCTGTTCTTGTTCTTCTTGCCGTTGCTCTCGCCCATGACGGCAACCTCCTTCGGTTTCTCCACCTTCATTTCTCCTCACCTTCCTTCACCTTGTCGGCGTTTCCCTTCATGGACTCCTTGCGGAACTCCATACGCGCAACGACGCTCATGCAGAGCGGGTAATAGGTCTCCAACACCTTGAAATCGTCTGGGAAAGTCTTGCGCAACGGGTCGAGCCACGCCGTCTGAGGCGGTCCGGCCATCGTGCGGTTGGAGCATTTGTATTCTGGCGACAGCATGAGACCTGAGTTCTCAACGGCTTTCAGAATCTCCTCGTGCGGCCAATCGTAGCACGGATAGAAAGTCATGTGCTGTGGGTTGCGACCCCTTATGTTGTTGACGTAAATGCGACGCTCAAGGCTGTCAGATGCGTTTATGCCGAACGCGCACCACGCCTTCGGCAGTCCGTAGACCTTGCGCAGTAGGTTGATTATGTCGTGCTTGTCGTAGTCGAAGAACCCCGCGTTGTCAACTTCCTCGTCGTATTCGGGCAACTGATACACCATGCGCCGTATGTCGGCGTGTAGCGCGGAATCCTGCATCCGCACAATCTTCTCCTCAAACTGATACTCGTAGTAGCGCAGAATCTCGTCCGAGAACCGCAAGTGCGGAACGAGGGCGCAATGGAACGGTATCACGCACTTGAAGTACCGCTTCAACTGCAACCACGCGCATACCGAATCCTTCCCACGCGAGAACCCAAGAAAGCACACGCCGTTGGACTTACGCGCCACTTCCTTGCACAGCGCGTCCGTCTCCTTTGTCTTGAAGTCAGGCAATGCAATCATACCGTCATTCGTGCGCTTCTCGTGCGCACCCCTTTCGTTTCTGTCCTTTCGTCACTCACAATAAGTTTCGGAATGGCGCGGCGACACGCTTCCCACATGTCTCGCTTTCCACCCCCACCAACAATAGCCGTTCGGTAAAAGGCAAACAAGGGACGACGAAAACGATTCCGCCGCCCCCTTCACATCGGAACAAAAGCCGTCGTGCCGAATCGGTCTCTCAACCGCCCTTCGACACGCCGCCCTTGCCGCCCTTGCGGACCTTGCCCTTGCCACGAGCCTTCGCATTCTTCTTGCCGACAAAACTCATCTTGACAATGCCGCGCTTCGCGAGGGACACCTTGTCGTTCTTGAACTTCTTCTTGGTAGCCATGACTTTACCCTCCTTACATCACGGATTAGTGACCACGGGCAACACCGCCACGACCGCCCTTACGAGCCGCCTTGACAGCCTTGACCGCCGCGCCGCGCTTGACGTTGCGCGTAGCGAACTTGCCCGTCGCCTTCGCGCCACCCTTGGTGTAGCGACTCGCACGGGTAGCCGTGACGCTCTTGCCGAAATG